GGCTTGAGCTCGAAGCAGCCGGTCTGCGGGTCCAGGTAGAGCACGGCGGCCACGTGGTCGAGCACCTGGGCGATGAAGTCTTCGATGGGCTGCTGGCGCGTCCAGATCAGGTTCAGCCCCAGGCCGTCGATTTGAAATTGCCGCATCGCCCAGTAGAAACTGTCGCCGATGACGCTCATCGGATAGCCCATGCCCCAATGCGGATCGGTCAGGCACTGCACCAGGATGTGGGCCGGGTTCATGCCGACGGTCACATAGGCCCCGGTGCCGGCATCCCGGGTCCGCACCTCGGCGTTCCAGGGCATCCAGGGTTTGTCGTGCCAGCCCGCGGTGAAGCGCCGCACCCGCACCGCCCAGGGCTTGAGGTAGGGGTTGTTCGCGGCGAACAGGATCTTGCGCGCCACCAGCGACAGCACGCCGCGGAAAGCCGGGATGGCGCTCCCTAGCCGGCTGATGAGGTAATCGTTGGGTTCTTGGTCATCATCGCCGTCCAGCACGTCGATCTCGCCGGCCACGCCGCCTTCGCGCGCGTCGCCGCCGAAGAGCGTGGGCTTGTCAATGGACAGGCGCCCGATCCCGTGGCCGGCCGGCAGCGGCGCGCGGCTGGCGTCGCCCCAGGCGCTGCGTTCGCCGATCTGGATTTCCTGCACCACGTCCACCGGCCCCTGGCACAGCACGAGGTGCAGGCCGATGCGGTAGCGGTAGCCGACGGTCTGCTTCTTTCTGCTACCGCCCATCAGGCCCCCTTCTCTTGCGTCGCTTGCTGTCGGGCGCGCTCGACCACGCGAAGCGCCATCGCGTCACCCGTGGCCAGCAGCGTCTGGGCATCGATGCCTTCGCGCAGGAAGGCGCGGAAGTCCAGGCCCTGGCGCGCGAACCAGCCGCGCGTGCCGTGCACGCACAGGCCAGAAGCCCGCACGTGGTCGATGGTGATGAGGAGGGGCTCGGTCATGTCGTCGCTCACTTCTTGCCGCCCTTTTTCTTGATGGGTTCGGCTTCGAGATCGCCGTACCACACGACGTTGGCGCCGCGGATGAGCACCGCGCCGAACACGACGGGGATGGGGCGGCCTTCCTCGGCGGTGGGGGCGTCGAAGTCCGACAGCTCGGCAGGCTTGGGCCGCGGGGGCTTGGGTGCCAGCGCCGCCGAGACCAGCGCCGTGACCACGATCGCAAGCAGGTACCACATGCGCGATGTCTCCTCTCAGAACACGCCCGTCGCAAACGGGTTCTTGGTGGGGATGGCAGGGAAACCGCCGTAGTTGGCCAGGTTGTCGAACCGTGCCTGGCAGGTGGCGAGGCTTTTGTCGCAGCCCAGCGTGAGATGCACCTCGACGCCGACGGCAAGCGGCGCCGGGCTGAGCAGCTCCACGCCGCTGCCGTAGTCGCTGACGATCATGTGGCGCGCGCCGGCAGGCGTCTGCAGCCAGCCGCCGGCCAAGCCGCCATCGAGGCTGGCCGGCACCCCGTCCTGGAAGCCGATGAAGCGGCCAGAGACATGGCTGACCACGGCGCTATCGGCAATCGGCGTGGCCCCGCAGGCCGCCGAATACAGCACGTGCGAGCAGGCGCGGCTGTAGAGCCGGCGCAGCCCGATGCGCTTGAAGCTGGCCAGGGCGGACTCGCAACGGATACGCGCTGCCTCGTCAGACACCTCCACGCCCAGCACCCGGCCCATCCAGCGCGTCCCCAGCTCGTAGCCGCCGATATCTTCTCTCGGGCGAAAGCGCAGCAGGCGCGCGGCCACGGCCTCGCCGGTGATGGCGGCTTGCAGCAGGTGCCGCGTCAGCGCATGGTCTGGCGGCAGCTTGATCTCCAGCGCGCTCTTGGCGGCTTCGGCCCCGAGCGCCAGCGCCGAGCGCTCGATGGGCGCGCTGCGGTACAGCCCCTCGGGCAGATCGACGTCGAACTCGTGCGGGGTCAGGCGAAACTGGGCGCGCCCGCTGTCGAAGTCGTAGAGATCGATGTCGCGCAGCGGCTGCGCGGCTGCCGCCTCGGGCGCGTCGGCGTCCATGGAGGGGGTGGCAGGAAAGGACAGGCGCATGGTCAGTAGGTCGTCCAGAAGGGGGTTTCGCTGCCGCGCGGCTCGGGCAAGCGGCGCGCGGCCAGGGGGATTTCGAGCAGCTCGGGGCTGTGCCAGTGGAGATCGACGGCATCGTGGTCGAGGCGGCAGCGGGCCAGGCGCAGGACGCGGCTGTCTGCCGCCACGGCTTCAGACAGGCCGCTGCCCAGCACCAGCGCGGCCTGCCCGCCGTCGTGGTGCAGGGCCGAGGTCAGCACGGCCTGCTGGCGGCCATCGGGGCCCAGGATGAGCGCGGCCGCCGGCCGGCTCCAGAAGGCCGAGGCGGCCGCGCCATCGACGCGCAGATAGCCGGCATCGGCGCTGGTCGGGTGGGCAACGCGCAGCACGCTGGCCAGCCCATCGAGCAGCCAGAAGGCCCCGAGCCGCCCCTGGACGCGGTAGAGGCGACGCAGCCAGCGCTCGATGGCCGGCGCCCCGGCAGCCAGGCAGCGGCGGCGCAGCACGTGCGTGGGCCACGGATCGTCGCGGCGCGCCCAGGGCTCGGCGGGGGAGAAGTCCTGCCGCGTGATCGCCGCCTGCGCGGTGACCGATGGATCGTCGCGCCAGTTGCCATCGGGCCAGATGGGCAGGCCGGCGAGCATGGGGTCTGCGAGGTCGGCCTCGGCCGGCGGGGCGGCGGCCAGCTCGGCCACCACGTGGGCCGCGCCCAGCCCGGGCACCCATTGCGCCAGCTCGGCCGCCTCATGCGCCACGCCCCAGGCCAGCGGCACGACCAGGCTGCCCGCTCCTGCGGCACGCGCCAGGGGTTCGGCCAGCCACAGCCGGTCGCCGTCCAGGTGCGCCAGCCGCGCGGTCTGCCAGCCGTCGGGCATGAGGATGAGCGCGCGCGCATCGGCGCTCCAGCCTTCGACCTGGACCTCAAGCGGCCAGCCCGGCGTCACGCGCAGCCGCGCCTGCGCTTCGGCGGCCGCAAAGCCCGCGCCTGGCCGGTCGATGGGCAGCGTCATCGCGCCGCGCGGGCAGGCTTCGGTCAGGCGCGCCGCGTGCTGCGGCAGCGGCCACAGCGCCCTCTGTCCGAGATGATCGGCCAGCCAGTCGGCCACCAGTGCATCGCCCGCCCGGCCGTGGCCGACGGCGTAGGTGAGCAGTCGCCTGGGCACGCGCCGCAGCGCCTGGCGGGCCTCGTTGCCGCTGGCCAGCCGCGTCACGGCCGTCTGCCACTCTAGCCGCTCGATGAGCGGCTCGGCCCAATCGTGGCGGAAGGCGAAGACGCCGCGCGGGGCATCGGGCCACGGCGCATCGCCGAAGGCCTCCATGCCGGTGGCGACGATGGCGGCAGAGGCGGTGTCCCGGCGCAGGACTTCCACCAGGATCTCGGGCGCGTCGACGGGCGCCCAGGGCGCCGCCAGGGACTCTGCACAGAGTCCGCCCGCCCAGTCTGGCGGCCAGGGCGAGACGGCCGTCTCCGGCGCGAAGTGCGCCGCGCCCGCGCCGAAACTCGCGCGGGAAAGCGCCTCGGCCCGCAAGGCGGCCAGGCCGCTGCCGGGCACCGGCGCGCTGCCCAGCTCCACCCGCTGCTCGGTGACGAGACGCTCGGTCATGCCGACTCCACGCCGAACTCGGCGGCGTTGAAGGCGGCCTCGGTCCACGGCACGTTGCCGTTGGGGTTGCGCTCAAAGAGCGCCGTGTGCCAGGCGAGTTGCTCTTGCAGGATGAGCTCGGCGCCGACCGCGGTCTGCGTGCCGCTCATCACCAAGCCCTTGACCTTGCCCAGGCCCGCGTCGGTCTTACGCGCGAGCAGCGTCACCTGCACGCCGTGGAGGGCGGGCGTGGCCATCACCGGCAGCGGCGCGATGTCGAACGTCTGGCGCAGACCCGCGGCGTTGGCACGGATGCCGCTGGCCTCATCGCCGTCGCTGACCGCTTGCCAGGCGCTGGCCGCCCCTTCGACCGTCCATTGGTTGAGCGCCCCATCGGCTTGGGCGGGCAGCGCATCGACCCGCACATCGCCCAGGAAGGTGTTGTTGATCGTGCCCGTGGTGTCGGCAAGGTAGAGGTCGTCCACGTCCAGCGTGACCGGGCAAGGCTCACCCGGCACGGCGCCCACGAAGGCAGTGAGCAGTTGGCCGCCGCCTTGCAGCGTGTTCTGTGCGGTGAGCTGGATGGCCAAGATGCCGTTGATGCGCACTGACAGAACGCCGTTGCTGGTGCCCTGCGTGACCTGCAATTCGACGTAGTGCCAGCCGCGCGCGGGGGCGGTAGCGATCGAGGTCGAGAGCAGCTCCTCGTCGCCGCCCATTCCAGACCCTATCCCGCGGTAGAGCTTCAAGCGCCCGTCCTCGCCGATGCGCACGAGGTGCGCCACCTGCGCATTCGCATCGCGCACGCCCAGCAACACGGGTTCCACCCCCGTGTTCTCGAAGGGCGCCACGCGGATGGCCGCGCCCACGATGAGGCTGGTGCGGGTGGCCTCGAGGTTCTTGACGTAGCCGCCGCCGGAACCTTCCGGCAGGCGCAGCGCGTAGGACGAAGGCCGCCGGCCTTGGATGCGGGTGGCCGCAGGCGAGAGATACGCCGCCTTGCCGCGCGCGAGCCACGGCTGGCCGAAGGGGTCGAGCGCCTGCGGGTCGTAGTGGTCGAAGCCGTCGATGAAGAGCAGTGCCATGGGGTGAGCTCCTGGGTCTAGGCGAGCGCGGCGCGTACCGCGCGGGCGTTTCTGCCGATGATGTTGAGGATGACCCGCTCGCCGGCGGGGGTCTGAAGATGGTCGTGGGTCACGCCGGGGTCGATGGCGTTGACGATGCGCACGGCCTGATTCACTTGCGGCTGCGCGGGCGGCACCTGCACCTGCGGTACCAGCCCGCCGGCGGCCAGGGCCAGGCGCTGGCCGTCCCAGGCGGGCGGGGCTTTCAGGCCATTGAGGGCATCCAGAAACGCCACGCCCACGCGCTTGACCGCCGCCGCGCGCACCACGTACTCGCCGGCCGACAGCCGCGCGGGGATAGAGTCGCTGGTCGAGGTGCCGGGGCCCGACACATATCCCCCCACGGCGAACTTCTTGACCTTACCCATCAGCGCCATGACCGCGGCGACCATCGTCGCCATCGCGGCGATGGCCAGCCCGGGGCCCACGACGGGGATGGCGGCCTGGGACGCCGCCGCCCCGGAGCCGGCCTCGGCCGCGTTGGCGCTCACCTTGGCCGCCGTCTCGGCCTGCTTGGTGGCGACCGACTGGGCGGCGGCCGCCTGCTCGATGGCGGCTTCCTGCTGGGTGAAGCCCAGCTTCATCGCCAGCATCCGCGCCTGCATCGCCACCCACTGCTGGAAGGGCTGGATGACCAGGTGCTGCAAGAAGGCCTCCGAGATGCTGCGGAAGATGTTGGACAGCCCTTCGCGTAAGCCTTGCGCGCCGCTCACCATCCCCTGCACGGCCTGCCCGAAGCCTTCGCCGATGCGGTTCCACAGCGGGGCGAGTTCATCGGTCACGAGCCGCGTGCGTTCGAGTTCATTGCGCCACGCCGCCACGCGGATCACCGCTTCCGGCCCGATGGCCTGCGCGGCCTGCTGCATCGCTGGCAAGAGGCGCTGCATCTCGGCGGCCGACTGCTGTTGCAAGGCCACGATCTGCTGCCGGGCCTGGGCTTCGGTCAAGAGACCGGCCTGGGTCTGGATCTGGATCGCCTCCTGGGCGTTGCGTAGCCGCTCCGTGACCTGCCGCCAGGCGGCTTCGAGCGCGGCGAAGTTGGCCTGCGCGGCCTCGACATCGATCAAGCGACGCGCGAGCGCAGCGCCTTCGGCGTCGTCGGCCATACGGGTCAGCGTCTCACGATAGGCTCTTTCGATGGCCGCGCGGCGCATCTGCGGCGTCATCTCGCCGGTGGCATCGGCGATTCTTTCGCGCAAGGACGCTTTCAGGTCTTCGAGCTCCTGCCGCGCGCGATCCAGGTTGGTCTGCACCTCGAAGCGGATCACGGCGCGGCGCCCGTCTAGCGCGGCACGCTGCGCCTCGATCTCTTCGATCTGGTTTCTGGCCTGCCGCGCCCTGGCCTCGTCAATGCCCGGCGCTTGCAGGAGGCGCTGCTGCTCGTCCAAGCGGTTTTGCAGCTCGCGCGCCTCTAGATCGAGCGCACGCTCCTGCATCTGGCCCTTGGCCCGCCAGTATTCGTCCTCTTTGACCAGCCGAGCGCGGAAGGCGGCATCCAGCAGGTCTTCGGCGGTCTTGAGGCTGGATTTGAGCAAGGCCAGCTCGGTATCGAAGCGCTCCAGCGGCAGCGCGGCAGACGCGCCTTTGGCCAAGCGGCTTCCAGTGCGCTCAAAAGAGCGTCGAACCAGCGCCTCAGCCTCGCGGAACTCCTGGGAATCCAGCGCGATGCCTGCGCGCTGCGCTTCCTCGCGCAGTTCCTTGAGCGCGGCTGCCAATGGGTCAATCTTCTTGCGGTACTGATCCAGATATTGATCAAACCGCTTGCCCATCAACTCGCGCCCAAGCTCCGTGACGCCTGGCGCCATCATCTGGCGCTCGCGCGCCTCCAGGTCGGCCAAGTCCTGACGACGCTGGGCGAGCTCTTGCCGCACCTTGCGCAGTTCCTCGGCCGCCGCCTTGGACCCTGCACGAGTCACCGATTCGTTGAGCAGCCGCTCGCGTTGCTCCAGCGCGGCGATGCCCTCGCGCAGGTCGGCGGCGTCGCCGGTGCCAAATTGCTGCTCGCGGCGCAGCCGCTCAGCGGCATTCCTGGCGCGGTCGATGGCGTCTTTGGCCTTGTCCGCGGCGCTCTTGGCGCGATCGCCCCAGATGACCCACGCCGTCGCGCCGGCCGACAGCAGGGTCAGGATGAGCCCCAGCGGCCCGCCGACGAAGGCCAGCGCTGCCGCCAGCCCCCGCGCCACGCCGGTGCCGGTCGCCATGGCGGCGTTGAGCGCGGCCTGCGCCGCTTCCAGCCGCTGCTGGGCCGGCACGAGCTGCGTCTGCACGATGGAGAGCCGCGCCATGCCGGATGCCGCCGCCACGGCTGCCTGCGCGGAAGCGAGCATCGCCTGCGCCTTGGCCACTTCGTTGGCAGCCACCGCCTGCGCAGCCAGCGCTGCTTGACGATCGGCCGCCATCTTGGCCCGCAGATCGAGCACATAGGCTTTGATGGCCAGGCTCCCACGCGTCAAAGCCGCTGCAGCCGCGCCGGCAGCCGCCACCATCGCAGCGCCCAGCACAGTCTCTAGGTTGCGTGCCAGCGCCGCCAGCGCGGATGAGATCACCGACGTGGCCCCCGTGGCGCGGTTGGCCTCATCGACCACGCGGCCAAACTGGTCGCGCACCTCTTGCAGCGCCCCTCCGATGGTGCGCGGCATTTGCGCGGCCTCGCGCTGCAACGCCTCGCGCTGCGACTCGATGGCGCGCACCACGACGTCGGTGGTCAGCAGCCCCTGCTCGGCCAGCTCGCGCAGCCTGCCAATGGGCAACCCCAGCCCGTCGGCCAGCGCCTTGGCCAGCCGGCCGCCGTTTTCCATGATGGAGTTGAACTCATCGCCACGCAGCACGCCAGAGCCCAGCGCCTGGGAGAATTGCACGATCACCGACGAAGCCTCGGCCGCCGAGGCGCCGGAGACTTTGAGCGCCAGCGCGGTGCTCTGCACCGAGTTGGCAATCTGCTGCTGGCTCAGGCCGAAGCTGCGCCCGCTCTGCGCCAGTCTGGCGTAAAGCGTGGCGATGCTCTGGTAGCCCGCCCCAGTCTGCGCCGCCACCCGATAGGCCAGCTGCTGCGCCTGGGCGAATTCGCGCGCGCTGCTCGACGCCAGCCGCAGCCGCGCGTTGACCGCCTGCACCTCATCGGCCATGGCCGCCAGCCCCGACAGGCCAGTCTTGAGTCCCATGACCGCCTGAAACGACAGAAAGGCATTGCGCGCCACCTCGAGCTGGCGCGAGATCGACTCCAGGCCGGCGCGAGTCTTGCTAAACGCCGCCTGGGTGCTATCCTTGGCGGTGATCCTGAGAGCGACTTCGAGGTCCTTGGCCATGGCGGATGTCCTGATGCTTCTGTTGCGCTTCGCGTTTTATGTCGGGCTGGCGTTCGCCGTCGTGCTGGCCGTGCTCATCCTGCCCGGCTGGTGGTGGGCGCTGGCGGCCGCGTTCCTGGCCCTGGTCATCGCCCTGGGCATCGCGCAAGCCATGGACAAGCCTTGGGCCCACCGGCTCAGCAAGGCGCTGTTCTGGCCGCGCGGATGACGCCTCACGAGGCCGGCCCGACCGCCTTCACCCATTCCTTCCACCCCTTCGCGTCCGCCTGCGCCGCGCGGGCTGCGATGGCCGCATCCATCAGCCTGTCGCGCCGAATGCGGGCACAGGCCGATGCGAAAGCGCGTGCTTCGGTCCAGGGCATGGCCATCACCTCACCGTATCCGAAGCCTGAGCCAACGAGCCCGGCGACCCACTCATGCCACCAGAGGCGATCCGGCCGATCTGTTCGGCGGCCTGCTGCACCTTGGGCAGCACGGCCCGCACGAAAAAATCCGCATTGACCTCCAACACCTTGGCCGCCAGCTCGACGAGCACATCCGGCGTCTGCGCTTCTAGCCAGGCGCGATCCACGCCCGCGCCGATGGCCGTGGCCGTGATCACGCCATCGGCGTGCCGGGAAAGCGCCGCCAGCATGTCGCCCGAGGCCAGCTCGCGCGCGATGGGCTCGACGGCGGCAAGGAAAGCGGGCAGGTCCTTGACCTTGATGGGGGTGATGTCTTTCATGCGTCACTCCAAGAGGTAGATGGCCGGGCAGTTGCCCGAGGCGTTGACTAGCTCGGTCGGCGCCGGATCGGGCAGCGTCGAGCCGGAGCCGGCGGCATATAGGTACGACACAGAGGACGTTGAGCCGGCCACACGACCCAGCGCCACCTGCTGGGCGCCAGCGGGCAATGCGCGAATTCCGGGGTTGCCCAGAGGAAACAGGCAGGCCCAATAGAGCCGTCCCGGCTCCAGCCCGAAAGAAAAATGACTGACCGGATTACCTGGGTTTCTGGCAAATGCCGGCGGTCCGGAGGCCAACAGCTCGCCCGGCGCATCCTGGCCAGTCACGACGGCGTTGCCGTAAATGCCCAGATACACGTTTTGGCCTCTAGATGAGCCGGTGGTCACGGAGATGCCCAGCCCCATCAACTGGACAGACCGCGGCACGACGAAGGGGATGAAATACAGCTGCCCAGAGGTCGTGTTGAACGTCGTGAGCGCCGTGGCGCTGATGTCGCCGACGATCCTCGGCGCCCCCAACCGTCTCGGGTAGGCCATCGACTGGCAACCTAGCGGGTAGCCGTCCGCAGCGCCGCCGCCGATGAACAACCTGTGGTCGGCGAGATTGACCGCCGGCTCGCCATGCAGGAGTCCGGTCGGCGCATTGCCGCCCGTGATCGAGCGCAGAAGCTGGAGGCGGTCAGGCATTGGGCAGCCTCCTGAGCGTATTGCGCAGCCGCTCGGCCTCGGCCTCAAGGGCGGCAATGCGCGCCGCGTCTGCCTCGCGCAGAGCGCGGATGCTCTTCGCGTCGATGCCGTCCAGAGCGGCCATGATCTCCTCGCGCCAGGCCGCCACGTCCTGCTCTGCAAGCCAAGCGCTTTGCGGCGCATCCGCCGGGCGTGCGTCGTCCTCCGCGAGCCTTTTCTCGACCACAGGCGCACCGTCTTGGCCTTCGCCCGCGACCCACGCCCATACCATGCAGACGGCCATCAGAACGTGCCTCCGTCAATCACCGAGACGAACTCTAGGCCCGAGGCGTCCGCCTTCACCCGCACAAACGCGCCGCCTGCGCCCGCGTAGGCAGTGGGCGTGTCGTTGAGTGCGATGAATGTGGTCACGCCGGTGCTTGGCGCCTGCGCCTCCCAGCGCGACTGCGCGGCGTTCCAGGTGAGCGTCTGACCGTCGGACGGCGCCGGGACATGCACATCCGCCAGCGCATCCAGGTTGGCATTGCCGATGCGCCCATCCACGGCGGCGTTGAAGTTGGTGATATCGGCGGCCTGAAGGTTGTTGATCTTGTCCGCCACCCACTTGCCGCCGATGTCCACCGGCGCGCCGTCGGAGATGCGGCCATAGAACAGCTTGTGCGACACCTCGGAATACGCGAGCTCGCCGGGCGAGAGGGAGGCCGGCGCGGGAGTGACATCGGAGCGCTTGATCTTGAATGTGTCGGTCATGTGAACCTCCTAGAAATGTTGCCCATCGAGCACGGCGCCGCGCCATGCCCCTTCAAAAAAGACCATGACGCGCCCGGACAGGGGGTCGCGCCAGAGCTGCCCATCTTGCGCCGGCGCAGGCGGGGTCGCGCCGGTTGCCACATAAGCGCCGCCAGGCGGCCCCGGCGGGCCGGGCAAGCCGGGCTGGGCGGCCTCCACGCGCACGAGCGGCTCTTGGATGACGACCGTCTCAATCACGGCTCATGTCCTCCAGCACGATGAGCGTGGCCTGCTCGTAGGTGCGCCGAATGCCGGATGGGAATGTCAGCTCCAGGTCGAAGCGGTAGCTGCCCGGCGCGATGCCGGTGGCTTCCTTCGGCATGAGCAGATCGACGCGCCCAAGCGATGGCTGTAGCGTCAGGCGCCCGTCCGAAGTGGACGCCTCCATCACCTTCGCGCCTTCGGCATCGCGCACGTGCAGCCGGGCGGTGGCCCCTGTCAAGTCCAGCGGCGCGCCGGAGGCGTCCTTCAGCACCCAGGCGCGCTGCCAGGTATCGCCACGGTAGAGCTTGACGGCGGCCATGGCCCTTCGGGATCACGCTTGCAGGATGAGCCGCCCAAACTGGCCAAGCTGCGCGTCTTGCGCCTTGGTCACATCCGCCAGCACGCGGCCGGAGAGCTCGAAGCGCTGCAGCTCGTCCGAAATGAGCGACAGGTCCTTGGTCGGGCTGATGGCCACGCGGTACAGGTCCAGGATCACGGGCTTGTTGCCGTCGGCCGTGTTGACGCCATCGAAGCGCAGCCACACCTCCGGCTGCGCCGCGCGGAACATGGCCACGCTCTTGGCCGCGCCGTAGTCGTAATCGACCTTGAAGGGCTGGGTGAAGCCGGCCACGTTCAAAAACTCGATGGCGCCCTGGTTGGCGTGCACGCGGTAGTGCGTGCCTTCGACCAGCGTCGCCGGCGTGGCGTCCGAATCGGTCACCACCACGCCGCTGATGAGCTGGCGGGTGAGCAGCCGCGTCTCGCCTGCCGCGATGCCCATGGGCAGCGCCTCCTCCGTCACCGAGCCCGCCGCGATGGCGCTCGTGGTGCCGTAGAGGGAGAGCTCGAGGTTCTCGCTGGAGATTTCCTCCAGCGTGCAGGAGAACTCGCCGTCCTTGCTCTTGATGATCTGCAAGTCGGTGAGCCGCTGACCGGAGTAGCTCTCCTTGTGCTCGATGGTCTCGACATTGAGGCTGATCTTGAGGTCGGGCACGTTGCCGACCCAGCGCAGCGACAGCGGGTTGCCGGTGGTGTCGCGCTGGGCCAGATACACACGCCCTTGTCCGGAGAAATAGGCCATGGTGGGACTCCTTTACGGTGTGTTGACGTGGGTGAGGCGGGCGGCAAAGGCCAGCGGATAGACGCCGGTGCCGGCCAGGTAGGTGGGGCGAGGGGCCTCGACGCGCCGTAGGGCGCGGCAGCCCTGGGGCTGCCAGCCCATCAGCGCGGCGAGGATGCGGGCGAGCAGCGGCCCGGCCTTGTCGGTGACACCGCCGCCGCTGGCCGCGTCCTTGGCCGAGCGCACCAAGAGCGCCACGATCCACTGCTGGTCGATGGCCTGGGCCGCGCCCTGTCCGGGGCCTGCGCCATCGGCGATGCGGTCGCCGCCCCAGGCCACCCACACAGCGGGGGACGCCGGGCTGGCGTCGCCGATCTCCTCGATGGCGGCGGCCAGCCGGACCTGCCTGAGCTCGCCGGAAAGCTCGCCTTGGAGCCGCTCGACGATCTGCGCGCCGATGGACAGCCAGTCCTCGCGTAGACTCATTGCAGCACCCCCCAGTCGCGCGGCCGGGTGCCCGGGGCCACCTCCAGCGTGCCGCCGGTCAAGCCCTCCTGAGCCGGGCGCGGCGCGCCCAACTGCACCCGCCCGGCGGCGATGGCCTCCAGCAGACGGCGCGCATCCTCGAAGCGGCGGCGCACCTCCTCACTGGCCTGCTCGCGCCACAGCCGGTAGCGCACCATGTCGCATGCAATGCGTGCCAAAAGGCGCGGCACCGGAGAAAGCGGCAGCTGATAGCGGCCACGCAGATGGCCGTCGATCTCGGCCTCCACGTCCGCCGCCGCCGCCGCATACACGGCGACATCGGGCACGCCGGCGCCGGCGGTGTCGGTGAGCTCGACCGCCTCGGCCTCTCCGAAGGCGGCGATGAAGTCGGACATGCTGGCGTAGGTCATGCTCATCTAACCCCATCAAACGGGTTTTTAGGCCCGTGGAGCGATTTTTTGGGGATGGGTGATACCGCCATAGCCACCTCAGCCGTTCGCGGCCTCAGCGCCGTTTTTGCGCCGGGTGCGTGCAGCAGCGGGCGGCGGCGCGGGTTTTGCGGCGGGCGCGCCCGCATCGGCTGCCCCGTCCGCCTCGGCCACCAGCAGCGCCGGGTCGGCGCGCAGCGCCTCGGCCTGCGCGGGCGTGGCCTCCACTTCGAGCGGCTCGCGCCCGAAGGGGCCCAGGCCCGCGCGGTAGCGCCGCGCGTCGCCGTGGGCGGGCCGGGTGCGGACGATGAGGCGGATCACGGCGTCACCTCACATCAGGCCAGCCACGGCGAGACGATCACCTCGACCGCCTTGTAGTTGGGGTTGCTCGCGCCGCCCGTGGTCAGCTGTGCCTCGATCAGCGCCATGGCATCGGCGCGCAAGCTGGGCGGCACCACCAGGGTGGTGGGCTTCACGCCCAGCGGGCGGCCGCCGTCGGCCTTGGTCTGCATCATCGCCGCCATCGCCGCGTTGAAGTTGCCGGCATCGAGCGCGGCCTTGCTCTTGTAGGCCAGCTGCCAGAAGCCGAAGCCCGCGTTGCAGCGGTAGCGGATGCCGTAGCGGTAGGTGTCCGACATGAACACCATCTCATCCTGCGTGCTGGTCAGAGCCTCCAGCTCCGGCGCGGTGCGCTCCTGGAAGATGAGCGGCTTGAGCGCGCGGCTGGTGTCCAGCAGATACCAGGCCGGGCCGCCGCCGTTGTTGTAGTTGGAGACCAGGGTCGCCGTGCCGGTGCCGTCCACGTTGGGGTAGACCGGGTGGTCGGTGTCGAAGAAGTTCTGCCCGTCGTAGCAGGTCGTGGTCTCGCCGGCGGCCAGCAGGCCGAAGACCAGCTGGTCGGCGTGGGCCTTGGCAGCGCGGCCCATCTCAGAAAACAGCGGCGTGTAGACGCCGACGTTGTCGTCCTCGATGTCGGTGCGCTTGACGGCGACCGTGCCCTCGTAGAGCTTGTTCTGGACCTGGTAGGCCTGCGCCGCCATGTCCTTGAGCACGCGGTCGCCCACCCACTCGCGCAGGGCCGGGAACTGGCCCAGCCAGCCGTAGGTGTTCGACGCCGA